CAACATCTGATGAAGATGATGAATCGCTGAGTTACTTCTCTCGATTAGTTAATTCTTAAGACACACAACCCACCGCAAGGTGGGTTTTTTTATACCCCTCCGATTCTTGGATTATATGTTGACTTTACTCTTCTTGAAATATAATCTGAGGATTTTTCATATCTCATAATATTTTTGTGATCTGTTAAAAATAGTGGTATATAATCTGGTTTTAATACTTTTATTCTTCTTTTTTCATCATTAAGTTTGACCTCATATTGATAGTTCGTAATTGCTGATACAGGATTCACATTTACAATTGAATTGGAATAATTCATATACTTAAAGGTGAAATTTGCATCTACCTGTAAACCTGCAGGTATTACAACACGGTTATATTCATCAAGCACTTGTCTTGTTTCATAGTGATGTATACCGTTTATATTTACTTCAGATCCATACTTATCTAACATATATTCATGTAAATCATTATGCTCAAGAGGCCATTGATTTCGAATATTAGTAATGTTATTTGCTGTGAGTATCACCCAATCGAGTTCTGAATCACCATATAACTCTTCGGCAAGTATATCTGGTCTTATTCCCTCGTTAATATAGTAATAGTTAAACGCAGTAATTGCTTGGTCAACATCACTTCTTAATTTGGATCTTTTGAATAAATTTTTTACAAGAATTCTTTCTTCAATTTTACTCTGACTAGGTAAAAGAGAAGGATATGATATGTTTGGTAATTCGTTAAAGTATGCCATTAGTAACCCACTGCATTTTCTGGAACAAAACCTGTTAAATCACTATAGTTGAATGGATCTTCATCATAATCTGTGTTGTAGATTGGTTCTAGTTCTTTAAATTGTAATGATAATATACAAGATGTTGGTTGTCCTTTCTCATAAGCATTCCACATTCCTTGTGGTGTATAATTTACTGCTGCACCAACACAAGCACAAGTTTTCATTCTTAAAACAGAGTTGTTTTCATTATTTATTTCTTGCTTTGTTTTTGATGTTCTAAAAGATATCTCAAAAACATTTGGTGTTGCTAAGAAGTACGATCCTCCAGCTCCAGATCCTTTTCTTTTTTTAACTGCCATACCTTGTTTAAAAAATCGAATGATATTATTAATTCGAGTCGCTTCTTCCTGACTACGAGGACTCATCTTCCAGTTAAATCTAAATGCCCTGAGTGTGGGTGCGTTGAAAAGTAATTGTAAATTAGAGTTCGGAATTATACCTGCACCTCTTGCAAGAATTGCCTCTGGAGATAATCCAAAACCTGCTAAGTTTAAAAGACCAGAACCAACAACACTTCTTCCTAATAATTCTGCTTGTGGAGTTCCAGAAGCCTTAGTTAATTGTTCAATTACTTTTCCAAATCCCTCTTTTCCTCCAGTTAAAAGTTCACCTAATCCTTCGAATATTGTTTTATCTTTACTCTGAATATCTTTTAAAATTTGTATGCCTTTATCAACACCCCCAGCTGCTACAGTCGCAGCAGCTGCGGTTATTGCATTTAATTGATCCTCACCCCATGCCACGTTATTTGAATCAGTTAAGTCATTCGGCATTGGAAGTTTTGTCAAACCAATAAACTTTTCTTTTTGTGACTTCATAGTTAGACCACTAGTTATAGTCTCTCCAAATTGTTGGAATACTTTATCCTTTCCTCCTTCAGGAAATAAAATTTGAGGACTTGTTGCTTTATATGTAAATTGGTTTATTTGAATATAATCTTGTGTATTTCCATAGTCAGCATCTATTGGGTATTTTAAATTTTTTAAACTTAGTCTTTGTAAAAAACGATCAGTATTATGTAATCCCATATAATTTTCTAAAATTTCTTTTTTAGCCTCTGCTCTTGCTTTATTTGCCTCTTTATTTGCCTCTTTTTCAAGTTCTGCTTTGCTTATTAATACACCTGGTTTAATTTGATTTGGGTTTGATTTTTTTACTTTATCAAAATGAGCATTCGTTGCAGATTTAATTTCATTTTCTACTTGAG